CGCGGTGTTCCCATATTCCGCCAAGTTGTAGGCCGTCACTTCGGTTAGTTCCGTCAAACCGACATTGACTATAGAACTCGGTGTAGATGCCGGTTGAGCCTTCTGCAGAACGTACTGCCACCGATTACTAGACAGCGAACTTGAACCCACTACGCGCATTGTGTGCCACTCGCGTGTAACCCCCGGAGCCGTCAACAACCGTTCAAGCTGCGACCGACTGGCGGTCACGAACTGAGCAGCACTAATGATGGCATTTTGCGAGTCCGCAGAAACGCCCATTGGGCCATACACCGATGGTTGCAGGAATCCACTCATAGCCAAGCAGGGACTGGCGACATGCTCGCGTTCAGGATTTCGGTCGGCAACACCACGCCAGCGGTGTCAAAGGCCGAAGTTGACTCAAACGGCTGGAACCAGACGGCCTTAGCCGTGCATTTCACGGTGCTGCCGCCGAGTGACTGCGTAGCGTCGTTCCAGATAGAACCGTCTACCGGGTTTCGCAGCACCATTTGCTCGAGGTGGAACCATTCGTCTGCAACAAACGTGTAGACGTCCATTTTCATTTGGTCGGACACATATCGTTCCTCGTAGGACTGGAACAAGATCTGTCCGGCACTCCAGCCTAGGAACGCATTTGCGTTCCGTGTGTTCACGTATGCCCTGGGGTTAGTCGGGAAATTGGTATACCCGATGGTAGCCAAAGGCTCGTGCACCAAGAACTCGATGCGGATCACGGTCTGCCGGACAAGGAACTGGATCGGGTTACCCATTACGTTGGTCACCAACCCGTTTGAGATCAGGGTTGTCGGTGGCCAAGTGACATTGCCTCCAGGCGGAAAAGATCCAGCCGGCGAACCGGACGTGAGCCCGGCTTTAGGCCGTATGTACTGCTGGACAGCCCTCGAAGCGCTTTGGTAGGTGATCTTAAGCCCACGGTACGGTGACTCGCCCACCAGTACGGCCTTCGCGGTCTGCGTGACGATGTAGCAGTTGTTCTTGTTCGGATGTGTTTTGACCTCGATGTCTGTGACGATCATCTGCGCCAGCCCCGGGTCAGCGGCCGCCAGCGCTAGACGCTTTCCGATGGGCTCGATTGCGGTAAATGGCGCCGCTTGGGCCTTGATGAGTTTCCAGATATCCCAGCCGTCTTCGCCCGATCCATCGTGCGCCAAGGTGTTCTGCGCAACCATGAACTCGGTCCGCAGGATTGCCTCGCCTGGCTCTACGCCAATGTTGAAAGACTGGTGGCTGTGTAACCGCTGTATTTCCCAGGCCATCAGCGTGTCCTCCCGGTGTTCTGCTCAATCTGCTCAAGCACGCGCAGCAGCTGCAGGTTCAGGCCCTCGAGCTGCCCGGTGTCGCCTGCCGCCATGGCAAAACCCGTCTGCGCACGGATGGCGGATTCCTGCATCTGCAGCTTTTCCAAAGTGCTGGCGCCCGGGCCACCGCCGAGCATTCGGAATCCGATGCCCATGTCCTGCAGAACCTTGTCGAGATGGCTACCAAGCCCGTATGCAGTGTTCGCCATAAAGGCGCCCGGCTCGCTAAAAAAGGATTCAAAACTTCTTGCCCCTCTACTGCTCGGAGAAGTTGCCCTTAGCGCGGTAGCAATCTCCCGCTGCGCTCCGCGCTCGATGCGTGCCGCCCCTGGCTCGTCCATGCCCAATGCGACCATCCTCTGACCAGCAGCCATGGTGGCATGCAGGGCGTCAATCTCGGCCTTGATCATGCGCGTGGAAAACGGCTTGGCCATTTCGTCGAGCGTTTTTCGCGCTTCGATGTTTGCTTGCGTAAACGAACCGATGACCTGAAACAACGGTGACGCCATGCCTGCAGCGACCAAGCCCTGCATGCGCCCAAACTGGCCGCGGATGGCCTCGAGCTGCGCCGTAGCCTGCTGGCCCATCTTGCGCAGCCCGGTTACGTCGGCGTCGACTCCGATTGAGAGCCCGAGTTTTGCCACGTTGCCACCTTTCCTAGGGTTGCCATCCAGTCATTCTGCCCGGGCTTTCGCCAAGGCTCCACCACCGTCTGCGGCTGACGAGTCAGCCCGTACGCCAGGACCGCCAGCAGCCGCTCTATGCGGTCGGCTGGGGTCCACTCCAAGGGTTTGCCATCACCCCCCTAATTAGCGCCATGGCCACATGGACGTCCAGTGCGCTGGACCCAGGGACACCGCCCACCCGGGTGCAGGCCTCAAGGACGTACGCCTGCTTGGCGTCCTCCTCCAGCGCCTCGACCTTCCGCCACTCCGAAACCGTCAGCGGCCGGACCTCGAGTGCGGCCGGGTAGCCGGCTACGGACTCATCGGTGTATGGGCGCCACATCAGACGGCTCGGGTCGCGGTAATGGTTCCGGTGTATTGCCAGGACACCGTGGCAGACTGCACGGAGTCGTTGCCGTAGGTGGGGCTGAACCCAGTAATCACGGCGCTGCCCGTGAAGTCGACGCCGCCCGACGTGCCACCGCTGGCGTTGATGGTCACCGTGATGGCCGACGTGGTCGGCGTGGCCTCGGTGAACTTCTGCGCCAGGGTCAGCGCCGTCGCGTTGTCAATGTGAATCGTCGCGGTGCCAGTGACCGTCGGCCTGCCCTGAAGCGCTGCCGTGGTCGCTGAGTTCAGCACGGTCGCGTCAACCGCCGTGCTGGTCGCGCTAATGCTGATGTCGGTGGCATCGACTGCCGTACCTGCGAAACTGATCGTTGTGCCGTTGCTGATGACTGCCATGTCTTAGCCTCCTGTTGCCCACAGTGTGTATTGGTGGGTGACGGCTCGCGGGCCATCGTCCGTCCCCTCTTCGTCGTTCAGCCGCTCGACGTCCTCAGACGTGAGCCGTACCCATTTGACGCTCGTACCCGCATGCGTCGGCCATGGGAAAGCCCCGGTGACGCATGCAGACTTGACGGTGTCGGCCAGTTCCCGAGCTGCAGCCATGGTTCCGGCGATGCTGGTGACGGATACGCTGAACTGCTCAAGCGTGGTCACGCCAGTCAGCGTCGTGACCGGGTCTCGGCTATCCACGCTGTAGATGACCGCCGGCAGCGTGGTGCCCTCCCGCCGCCACTCAGGGGTCACCCGGTTGCTGACCAAGTCGCTGACCGACGGGTTGTTCACAATCTGACGGTAGATGGCCTGCTCGATGGTCATTTGCGGGTCACCTTCAGCCGGGCCTTGCGGACGAGGTCGACAAACTGCGTTTCGATGACCAGTGCCAGGTCGTCCTTCAGGACCTGCGGCGGGAACTGCTGCGCAGTGGCCCGCTTGATGTGCCACTGGGCCCGGCCGCTGTCCACGATTGGCGCGACGTAGGACCTCGGCCGACGCTTGTACCGAAACCCGGTGCGGCTTGTCGTCTTGAGCCCTCGAGTGTCGCCCATGGACTGAATGACCTTGCTGGCGGCCTTGCGCAGGCTTTCCTGCCCGCCGTAGCTCCGGTGGGTGGCTCCGTGCGTCAGCCAGTTCTGCTTGTACGTCGTCGCCAGGCGCTTCAGGCTGCGGCGGAGCAGCTGCTTGTAGATGTTCCGGCTCACGCGGTCGGGCAGCTGGAGGAATACCTGCTCGGCGGCCAGGAACGCCCGCTGTGCGCGAACACTGGCACCGGCTCGCATAAGCCCCAGGTTCTCCGAGGCGTTGACCTGCCGCGACATGAACGCCAAATAGCGCTTCATGTGCTCGGGGGAATTGAACTCGGCGCCCCGGCGGAAACTCACGACACGGCCTCCGTTGCCTCGATCTCGAGCGACATGCGGCGCAGGTCGGGATCGACCACGCCAGTGATCTCAAGCACCCGGTCGGTCTTGCCCGTTTCCCGGAGCAGGATCCGGCTCTTGGTGGTCACGCCGTCGATCCAGGGCAGCGCGATCCGGTAGGCAACCCGGCCGCGGCTGACCTCGACGCTCTCGAGGGGACCACCGTCGGCGCTCTCGATGTGCCCCAGCACGGTCGCCGCGGTGGACCACGTCTTGGTTCCCTGACCGTAGGTATCCACGCTGACGGTGTAGTTCTGCACCGCCATCTCATGCCGGAACATGCCGCGGGGGACCATCAGTGCACCCCATGCTCCCCGAGGATGTCAAACAGCATCTGCTGGGCCTTGCCCTCGATGGCCCCAGTGCTGTCGCCGCGGTCGCTGTAGAGCCGCCCGGCGAGCTGCAGCGCGAGCATGTTGATGTAGTGATCCGCCACTAGCGTGTTCCAGTTGATGGTGACGGGTCGGTTCCATCCGTCCTCGATCAGGACGGCCACGCGCTCGCCGTCCCAGTGCTGTTCGGGGTTCTCAGTTTGCGTAACCGCGTCGTCGTCGACGTAGACCGCCGTGATGGCTGACGCGGTGTTGACCGGCTGAATGGGCAGCACCACCCAGGTATCCCCTTCATCGGACACCTTGTAGGTGCGCTCGAGCGCCTGCATGGCCAGCCCGGTCGTGCGCTCGACCGTTTCCCGCACTGCCGGCAGCAGGATGTTGGTGATGTAGGAATCGTCCTGCGCGTGGAAAATGCGCAGGTGCGTCTTGATGTCGCTGGTGGTCAGTGCTGGCATTTTGAAAAGGCCGGGGGGGGTGTCCCCCCCGCCGGCCCGGGGTCACATGGAGTCGGTCAATCAGGCCGAGCCGGCGATGATCACGCCACCCGCGTAGGTGTCGAGGATCTTGGCGTCCGAGCGCATGGCGCTTTCGAAGCGCACTTCGCCGTTGAGCGAGCGGATGTACGGGTTGACGCGGAACGTCGCCTGGGTGCGGTCGACGATGCGGTAGCCCTTCTTCAGGTCGCCGTAGAAGATGAGGACCTTCTCGGTGCCGCTCGAGAAGCTCGGCGCGTACTCGGAGAGGTACACCGGCTTGCCCATCAGGGTGCCGACGCTGCCCTCCTTGACCATCATGCCCTGCATGCCGTCGTACATGTAGGTGCCGGCGGTGCTGGCCTTGGTCTGCAGCAGGTTGCTCCAGGTATCGGCCGACATGATCCACACAGCGCCGGGGTGGTAGCCGGGGCGAACCGCGGCGTACAGCGAAATCACCTGGTCGAACGTCGGGCGGGTCGTGTTGCCAGCGGTGTAGATGCGCTGGGCCGAAACCCATGCAGTCTCGATGAAGATGCCTTCTTCTTCGGTCGTGCCGCCGGTGCCGATGGCGTACTTCTCCTCGCGGTACTTGCCGTGCGCCCGGCCGTGGTCAGCGACCACTTCCGCGGCCACGTCCACCACCGAGTCGTTCAGCAG